TCCAGCGCCCAGTTTAATATGTCGTCCTCGTCGGTTTTGACTTCGAGACTTAGGCCAACCTCTTTGAATTGCTTGGAGAACTCCCGCCCCATTGCGCGGATGCTCATTTGCGCCATTTGCAGGTAAATTTGTTCGACGTTGGCGACATGATCGCGCGCCTGGTGCACTTCGCCGGTCAATTCGTAGCGTCTGATAATATCCTTTGAGGCGCGGACAATCTCGGCGCGTACCTTGGGGAAGGCTTGACGTTCAAGCCGTGCAAGCATACGGCGTTGCCGTGCGGCCCAGCTAGATCGATTCATCGTCGGGCGTCTCAGGTTCTTCCGGCGGCTCGGATTCTCCGTTCCCGTATGCTTCGGCGGCTGCGGCTTCCGGGCTCGGTTCCAGCGGCATTGAAAGATCAGTCAGCGGGATTTGACCCATGCTTACATAAAGCACGTCGCCACCCGCGATCGGTTCGTACCCCTTCATGGCGCGGCGCTCGTTTATGGTCAGGTCCAAACTTGCATCGGCCATCGCCCATAGGGACTGACGCTTATCGACAATGGCGGGAATATCTTCGAGGTCAGGCTTTAAGGTGATGCCGTAAGGCTCTCCAAGCCATGCCGACCAGTCCGCCGCGATCAAATCAAGCAACGGAATAACCGTGTCTTCCCAGAAAGAAAGGCGCGCCTCGGCATAGTTCGAATACGTGTTATCACCGGGAATGCCGAGCAGTTGAGGCGGCACCCCGAAGCACAAACAAATATCCCGCGCGGCTGAAAACTTCGTTTCAAGCAGCGCCATGTCGCTAGGGCTCAAGCCCATTTGCTCCCAGGATAGACCGCCTTCAAGCAACATCGGCCGCCCGGCATTGATCGCGCCTGAATACTGTTCTTCAATCTGTGCTTTGAGCCGTGCAAAGTTGTCGTCACTTAATTCCGCGCCGTCTTTCGTCGTGAGTGCGCCAGAAGGGCGGGCGCTGTTTTGGAGCAGGCTCTGAACCCATTTCATCGCTTCATTGCGGAGATCAGAACCGCCCGCATCATCGACCGGGAAGCGTACCGCTTTCGAATTGGCGGAATAGATGTAGCCCGCGGGGAAACCATTCGCGGCGGGTATCACCTTCACGCGATCGGGACGGAGTTGGTATAGCTCCCGCACTTGACCGCCGACGGTCACGCGTTCCTCATAACCATTGCCCGCGATCATGAGGTATCCGACTTTGGCGCGGATATATTGAGGCCCGGATTGCGCGGGATTAGGCCGCCGGATTAGGTCCAGGATCGGGTGCCGCTCGATTTCGTCATCACCTGAGAAGGCGCACCACTTAACACTGGCGACCGCATCCGCGATGCGGTTGATCGCCTGATAGGCGACCACATTGCGCCTATACGCCTCCTCCGCGAACGCCGCATAGTCACGCCCGGACCAGACAGGCTGCCCCGGTGTCATGACCAGTGCGCTACCGACCGCGCTTTCTTTTATTTGCGGAGGCGGGTCGGTTCGACGAAAGAGGCGTGGAAGTTTCATGATTTATAACAACATATTAGAGGGCGACTTGACCGTGTTCGGGTCGATCAGCTCGATGCCTGCGTGGTGAATCGCCTCTTCCTCTTTCATCGGATCAACCGGCTGACCGTTGGCGGTCCAGGTCAGGGCGAAGGCTTCCCAATTGCCTAGCTTGACCAAGATGTTGTCGAGCCAGAAGTTGACGTGCCAGCGGTTATCCAGCACGGGTGGTGTTAGTTCATTGCCGTCCTGGTCATAGGTTCCCGGCGTGATGACATAGGGGCCGATTTCGGTGATAGTGACTCCGCGCACGGGGCGAAGCGGCTGACCTGGGTCTGATCTCGTGGCTAGTCCGACAAGCTGCGCCTGTTGCAAGAACGTCGCCTGATCAGTAGCCCGCACCATGCAATGGAGAACGCCCCCACGCATCGCAGCATATGCCCGTTGACCGTCCACCATCAGATACCCGGTTTCGGGGTCTGTTTCCCAGCTCATGAAGACGCCTCCGCTATGCCCGCGTCACCTATGTCAACGTTCCAGGCGCGGAACTGCGCGATGGTGCCCATGTAGTCATACCCGAGGCTGAAGTCTTTCGCGGATAGGTCAGGCAATACCGTCGGCGTCGTGTCTTCCGTGCCTGCGGTTCCGTCCGTCGCGCCATTGATCGCGGTTGAAGTATTGCGGGAGGCGATGTTATAAGGGACCAGAATGCCGGGGCTGTAGGTGTCCGCCGTTACCGTGCCGGTCCCGCCCGTGCCGTCTTGTTGCTCGAAGTTCACCTCTCCCGTATCGGTGCTGTCGGTATCAAGATCAATCGTGATGTAATTATTGGCGTCATCGTACCAGCGGGCGAAAGTCTGTTGCGCTTCCACGCCTTCATCGGCGTAGGTAATTTTTCCGTTCATTTGCAGCGAGACGTTGCTTGCATTCCACGGCATATCGGCGGCGGCGATCTGTAGGGACTCGGTGGGGCGGGTGAAGGTTGCGCCAGCGGTCGGCATGTAGGATGAGAGAGTGGGGGCTTGTTCGAGTTGCGGCCCCCATAGATAAACAACATCGCCCGCAACAGAATTGCCGATACTCCAAGGATTGTCGTTTAAATTGCTTCCCTCAAGGCTCACAAGAAAAAAACTACCTGAAGCGCTTGTGTATTGGCTATTCCCTAAACCGATGCGATACCATCCGCCGCCTACCGGCACGATGAACGGCTCACAAGAGTTGGAAAAACCTACAGCGCCATTGACGAGGTCAAAATAGGCCCAGCCAATGCCTCCGCCCTCGTTAGATAGCCCGACCCACTGGCCTGACGTTCCGATCTTAGCATATAGACTTAAAGTATTACCCGTGGTTACAGGTATTTGTGTACGATATATGCCTGAAGGGTTTGTGGAGACAGTCGATTCAAGTTTTATTGCGGTATTGTTACCGCTCGGATCCGTTGTTTCAAGGGTGTTTGTGCTTTTTGTTGAATCCTGCGTTGTCCACGCAGAAAAATCATTGCTATCAGTAACAAGATTCGCAACAGGAGGCCCGAGTTAACCCATGCAGACCCGTTCCAGGTGTGGTGGTTGCGCCGTGCTTGGTAGACGGCGGCGGATGTCGTGGGTACGTAGGAGTCGCCCCGGTCGGGGTTGTTGACCATGCCGCCGAGGTCGGAGCGGTAGGCGTGTGCGCCCCAGATGAGAATGTCTGTCGTAAGGGCGGAAGTATTAGCATTCAGCAAACCAATCCAAATGTTCCCTGAAGCAGAAAGTAGCACGTCATAAGTTACTTCTATGAACTGCCAGTCAGCGCCAACTGTAGCGGTAATTCCAGAAAAATTTTCTGAAGAGTCTTCTATCTGCACTACCTGATTGGAACCGTCGGTACTTTTGACCCATAGACCCCGCGTGACTTGTGAACCGATCGGAGAATAACTTATGGAGGATTGCTGTAATCTACTTCGATCTCCCCCTCCCGCTGATGCGCGAGAGCATTGCAGTCGGGCTGCAGTGCTGGATCCGTCAGGGGCTGTTGCATATGCTGGCGTCACAGTAGGAGTAATGCCAGACCCTTGTGCAGCGAGCTGCCAAGGGGATAAATTAAATTCTTGCGATCTTAAAACAAAGTTATGCGGAGCCCACTTGATCAGGCCGTCTGAGTCCACTATGGTCGCATTGCCCGCACGGCTATGCGTGAACGTGCTGTCGAAAGTGCTAGTGCTTCCCGCCTTGCGGTAGTACGGCGTCGTGAAGTCGGCCACGAGCAAAGGCGACAAGCCTTGCACGGCGTATGCATCGACGGCAGCACGCGCCGCGAACGGGCTAAGGATACCGTCGAGCGGTGAGCGTATCTCACGCATGAGAAACCATCACGGCTGTCGCATCGGCGGCGTATGCCCACACGCGATCAACACTAGCAATGCCCGGGAATAGGTCGGACAAGGTCACGTTCCGCTCGCCCTGACCCGGATTGTAGCGGATTGCACCGGCGGTCGTGGTTGGGGCGGAGGTGTCGGTCGTGCCTTTAATCAGGCAATAATTCCCGCCGAGATTTTGAAAGGTTATGGAGCTGATATCTGCGTCGGTCAGCTGCGTCCAAGTCGCTGCCGGAACATCGACGGTCGTATTTTGTGCCATTGGTCGCCTCGTTCATTTCAGGCCGTTGGGTTGCATGTATCACACAAGGCGCGACACTTACAAGACCCTCACGCGGGGCTGCCCCTTGCGCCTGATCATTGGGCCTATGGCGTAGCGCACCGCGTCAATGCAGTGGTTGTGGGCGTCGATGATTGTCGGGAGGATATCGCCAGTTTGCCGGTCTGTCTTGTAGCTGTATAGCCTAAACTCCCGCGTCACTTCCCGGCATCGCGGATGCACCACGATACGGCGGAAGCTACGCAAGAACCCGATGCCATCTTGCACACTGCCCGGCCACTTTTTGACCGCTTCAGTCAATGGCAACCCGTGCCGCTTCAAGTAGCTGATAGACTCAGGCCGCGCGCTATCCCAGCGCGTCACGTAGCGGCCGAAGTCGGGGATAGCCTCGCGCATGAACCCGGCGGTGTGGTCAAGCTCCAAGCCGATCGAATGCGCCTCATGCTCGATCCAGAGGCATTGATCGTGCACCCATACCCGCACGGCTGCGGTCGGATCCTGCGCAAAGCCGAAGTCGCCACCCTGATACGGGCCGTCCCAATCGGGGCCGGGTTGGAAAGGCTCGATCGCGTAACGCCCTGAAAATACCTGCGCGTTGGAATTGGTCAAATAATCCCCTTCCCATACGTGCGCGTATGTTGCCGGATCGAGCCGCGCTTGTTCATCCCGGCGAAGCTCATCCAGGGCGGTCGGGAGGAAGGGATTATCGTTCCAGTTTAACTGCGTGATGACAGCATCGGGCGGCGGCTTCTTGCGGAATCGCTTGTCTGCGGGGCTATTCTCGCTGCGCGGGTTCCATATCGCCCAAACCTCGGAGCCGGGCTGGCGCATGACCGTCGGCAATAGCGCTTGCCACGATCCTTCCGGCACGTCTTCCGCTTCCTCGACGATTGTTAGGTCAACGTGCGCGAGGCTCTTAATCGCGTTCATGCTATTCCGCAGACCACGGAAAAAGAACTCCGTCCCATTGCGCCCGCGTATGTATTCCACGCCCACGTCGTAATGATGCGCAAGCCACGGGTGCGCCTCAATGGCGGCCCTTAACTCAGCATGGAAACTCTCGCGAATTGATGCCTGAAATTCCCGCGTGCAAAGGATGCGGAGCGGCGATTGATACCCAAACACGGCGGCCATAAGGGCGAACGAATAGGACTTGCCCGAGTTGTGGTTAACAATTCCGTTGGAGAGGTAATTGTTTGTTCCGAATACGTGCAAATCCCAATACTTAAGGCGGCTGTGCTTGCGGATGCTTTCAACTTTGTATATCTTGAAGTCATCGCAATCATCAAGGAAATCATAAAATGGAGAGCTATCGCGACCGCCGCGCCAAGAAATGCCGTGAAGCATTCGATGGGTTTGAGCCTGACTTCTCGCGCTGCCGATACCCTGATCTGGCGCAAACGATATTGGATCTAGCCAGGAACGGTTGCACATCTGCGGAGATAGCTGAGGCGACGGGCAAAACCCCGAAAGCAATTCAGAAATTCTTTCGCCGATACAACTTCCCAAATCTTCACAATATCGAAGTGCTAAGGATGCAAGAGCAGCCGATGTGGAATGGCGGCGAGAAGTTGATGAAAGGCTATGTTTACCGGAGGTCGCCAAGCCATCCCAATGGAACCAAGCATGGCAATTATGTTGCCGTGCATCGGTTAGTGATGGAAGAAAAGTTGGGCCGTTACCTGCTACCGACTGAAGTTGTTGATCATATCGACGGAGACATTCGGAACAATCACCCTGACAATCTTCGCTTGTTCGCAAGCAACGCCGAGCATCTGCGGGCGACATTGACTGGCCGCAAGCATAATATGACGCCTGCTGGTAAACGCCGCCTTTCTGAGTTGAAGAAAGAATACTGGCGTCAATGGCGAGAGAACAAAGCTGCCGCCAGCCATTAGGAGTAAGGAATTTATGTTGGTCGGTGGCGATAATGCTGCGGCCATCGTCCAGGACGACTTCGAATAAATCTTCCTCAGTAAATTCAGCCGCAGCAGTCGCCTCAGCAATGACAACGCGGCCTTCATGCCAAGAATAAACTTGCCCACCCTTAAACTCTGAAATCTTGATTTGCCCTGATGGCGTGTCAATCAAGGCGTCAGGATGCAAGCACCCGCGCCCGCCATACGCGCCCCGATACCTTACGGACCCGCGCGGTGGTGCAAATACGGGAACCAGCTTGGCCGGAAGCTCAATCGCTGCCTGGTGCTTTAATGACGATTTCACGGGGGCTCATGCTGCCGTCTGATGATGTGTGGTCGAGATTGTTCGTCTCGCGCCATCCCATGCGCGTCTTAGCCCAAAACATTGCCGATCGACTGCATTCGGCGTGTGTTGCGGGGTTCTCTTTGTCCTTAAGCGCGCGCCCCGATGCGAGGTGGAATAGGTAATTTCCGACATCGTGATTTGCGTTTATAGCGGCAATTTTTAGTTGCTTTGCGTAATGCTTGCGAAGCGTTACGTCTGAGATGCCAAGAAACGCGGCGATGTCATCATGCACCACGCCAAAGCTCGCAAGGCTAGACACTTGCGCGCGTGTTTCCGCTGTTGGCTTGTGTGGTTGCCGTGCCATCACTCCCACCTCTT